TGAACCTAGCCAAGATCGCTCACCGCCTCGGCATGGAGTGAGCCGTGGACTCCTTCGAACTGCGGCAGGCCCTCACGCTGGGCGGAGCCGTGTTCGACGTCGAGGTCTCGCAGGTCGATGAGCAGCCAGCGGTCGCGTTCGACCAGTGCCAAGCGGCCTACCCGATCAGCCTCACCGCCAACGACGGCTGGCTCAACTGCGTGCTGCCCAGTGGTCACGATGGGTCACACCTGACCACGTCCGATGGCGTCGTCGCCGAGGACGGGTCCGTTGATGTCGACCGGCACGAGGACGCCAAGGACTGGACCTTCGACCGCTCGGTCATAGAGGCGCTTCCGTCGTCGTACGACGAGATCGAGGTTGTGCCCGGCGAGGACGCAGGCGACGTCGTGGATGTAGCCGGGGAGATCTTCTGATGGCGACCCTGTTCGGAAACTTCGGCATCGACCTCGCAGCCCAGCTCGCCAGCGGGCTCGGCCCCAGCCTCTTGCCGGCGACGCTGACGCGCGTCACGCCCGGGATCAGGACGCCAGGCGCGCTCACCGGCGGGACCAACCCGACGACGGCGAGCTACCCGTGCCGCGGGTTCACCGACGACTACCAGGCGGCGGAGATCGACGGCGAGCTAGTTCACGTCGGCGATCGCAAGGTGCTCCTCCTCGGCAAGACGATCGGCGGCGGGGCCGTCGTCCCGCAGCCCAACGATCGCGTGACCATCGAGGGAGCGACGTTCACGCTGATCCGGGTGACCAGGGACCCTGCCGCCGCGACGTTTGTCTGTCAGGCGCGAGGATGAACTAGTGCCCATCGTCTCCGACGCCAAGCTGCTGGCAGGGCGCCTGGAGCGGACGGAGCGCGACATCCGGATCGCCTGGTACGACCTGCTCGACTGGCTGGCCGTCCGGTGGACGCAGTCCAAGATCGCCGCTGCCATCGCGCGTGGGGATCTCACCAGGCTCTACGCGGACATGGATCGCGCCGCAGCGGTCTTCGCGCAGGATCTCGGCGCGATGGTCATCACCTCGGGACAGGCGGTCGCCGGGCTAGTGGCGCGGGCGATCGGTGCGCCGTTCTCCTTCGAGGCGTCGGCCGAGCCGGCCATCCAGTTCCTGCGGGCGCAGGGCCTCAGGATCGTCCGCGAGATCACCGAGGAGCAGAGGGGCGTCTTCGTCCAGGTGATCTCCCGCGGGATCTCCACCGGCACCAACCCGCGCGAGGTGGCTCGAGGACTGCGAGCATCGCTCGGCCTCACCCGGTACCAGGAGCAGATCGTCTCCAACTACAGGCGCGCGCTCGAGCAGGGATCGTCCAACGCGCTCGACCGGGCGCTCCGGGACCGGCGCTTCGACCGAGCCGTGGAGAACGCCGTCCGCGGAGAGATCCCGCTCACCAGGGCGCAGATCGACCTGATGACCGAGCGGTACCGGCAGCGCTGGATCAAGTACCGGGCGGAGACCATCGCGCGAACCGAGGCGCTGCGTTCCGTGCACCAAGCTGCAGAGGAGACCTACCGCCAGGCCGTGGAACGCGGCGACCTGGATCCGACCGAGATACGCCGGAAGTGGCTTGCTGGTCGCCCACCGCGGACCCGCGAGTCCCACACCGTCATGAACGGGCAGTTGCAACCCTACGGTGCGCCGTTCGTGTCGGGTGATGGGTATCATCTCCGCTACCCTGGTGATCCAAGTGCTCCTGCAGCGGAGACGGTGAACTGCCGCTGCGTCATCGTGACCAGGCTTGAAGCAGCGCCGGTCTAGCAACATTTTTCGTCGAATGATTGGCCATGCATCCAGGACGTGCTATCTGTAGTGCTCGTGGGTGACTTCCGGCACTTGCATATGCAGCTGGCCAAGGTCGACGAGGAGCTCGGCCTCGTGATCGGCTGGGCCGTGGTGTCGACGATCGATGGCGAGCCCTATTACGATCTCCAGGGGGACCACATCCCCGTCGGCAGCCTCTGGAAGGCAGCTCTGGACTTCGCGGAGCACAGTCGCGTCGCCAAGGAGATGCACGGCCTCACAGGGGACAACACCCAGCAGGGTGGTGTTCCCATGATGATGGTCATCGACAAGAACATCGCCAAGGCGATGGGGTTCGAGACCAACATCGAGGGCCTGATGATCGCCATGCGTCCGGATGAAGCCATGCTGGCCAAGTTCAAGAGCGGAGAGCTGACCGCGTTCAGCATCGGTGGTCCACCGCCGGTACGCGAGGCAGTGGCGCCATGAGCGGCATGTACCCCCGGGGGGCCAAGCCCAAGAAGCGGTCCCGGTACAAGATGACCTCGTTCAAGATCTCGGAGATCTCGGGCGTGGACAAGCCCGCGCAGGAGCCTGCGACCGTTGCGATCATGAAGCGCGACGATGAGCAGGCCGAGCTCGCCAAGCATGGTCTGCTGACCTCGTCCGCCGATGGCCATCAGCACCTCTACGATGCGGACGTCCAGTCTGGCTGCAGCTCCTCGGCGCCGTCGAGCAGCGGCATGTGGCACGCGCACCCCTACGTCTTCGACGAGGACGGCATGGTGACGATCGGCGAGGCCGCGGGGCACATCCACTTGGGTCACGGCGCCGGTGAGGCTGCTGCTCCCGAGGAGGCTGCCCCGGGAGAGGCAGCCAAGCGCCAGTTTGGCGCGGAGTCCCGTCGGGAGCTCGCCGAGAGCGGTGCAGCCATGGCGGACGGCTCCTACCCCATCTCCAACGGCGGTGACCTCAAGAACGCGATCCGTTCCTGGGGCCGCGCCAAGGAGTCGGAACGGGCCGCCGTGGCGCGGCACATCAAGTCCCGAGCGAAGAAGCTCGGGCTCGCCGATCAACTCCCGACGTCCGGCCCCCTGGCCGAGGCGATGGGCACCGCCAAGAACCAGGAGACCGACATGACCACCGAGATCGAGGCCCTCCAGAAGAAGCTCGACGAGCAGACCGCGATCTCGAAGTCGCTGGCCTCCGTCGTCGCCCTCAGCACGACGCAGCGCGCCCGTCACGACGCGCTCGACCTGCCCGACCAGCTCGCCTTCCTGGCGAAGTCGAGCCTGGACCGGGACGCCGAGGTGACCAAGGCGCTCGAGGCCGATCCCGTGGTCGCCACGATCGAGGGCCGCGACGTCCGCAAGTCGCAGGACCCGACCGGCGCGATCGCCGCGCTGGCGAAGCAGGCCGCGGCGGACCGGGTCCGCGTCGCCACCGCCGAGGCGGGGACCGCGCAACTCGCGCTCGAGAAGCGCGCCGACCTCGAGATCCCCAAGCTCCCCGGCGACGTCGCCGTGCGCTCGGCGATCCTCAAGGCGATCGACGGCATCGCCGACGAGCCGACCCGCAAGGCGGCCCACGCCGCGGTCAAGGCCGGCAGCGCGGCCATCGCGTCCGGCATGGCCAAGATCGGCCACGACGGCGGGACCCTCGAGGGCAGCCCCGAGGCGCGGCTCGACACCCTGGCCAAGGCGCGCGCCACGGCCGACAAGGTCTCGTACGCCAAGGCGTACGACCTGAACCTCGACGACAACCAGGAGGCGCGCCAGATCATGGCCGACCTCAACCGCGCGCGGATGACCTCGGTCCCCCGCTGAACCACCCCCCAGCCAACCGCCCGAGGAGATCGCCATGGCCCTGAACCAGTCCCTGACCGAGGTCGACCTGCCGGCCGCCGCCGACCTTTCGGCGAACCAGTACCGCTTCCTCGACGTCGACGCCAACGGACGCGCGGCCGTCCCCACCGTGGCCGGCTCCAACGGCCCGGGGATCCAGCAGAACGACCCGGCCGCGCTCGACCGCCCGACCTCGGTGGCCATCGCCGGCGTGTCGAAGTGCATCGCCGGCGCCGCGGTCGCGGCCGGTGCCAAGGTCTCCACCGACAACCAGGGGCGCGGCATCACCGCCGTCGCCACCCACCACGTCCGCGGCCAGGCGTTCACCGCCGCCTCCGCCGCCGGCGAGCTGTTCGAGGTCCAACTGGGCAGCCTGATGCTGCTGCCCTGATCCACCCGTTCGAGAACCCGGGCTACCGGGGCCTGAGCCACCCACCAGAGGAGCACTGCCATGAATCCGACCCCGGGCGACGTCCACGTCAACGTTCCGCTCACCAACGTCTCGATCGCCTACGCCCAGGACGCCGCGCAGTTCGTGGCCGGCAAGGTCTTTCCGCTGGTCCCCGTGGACAAGCAGAGCGACAAGTACTGGCAGATCCCCAAGGG